ACTAAGACAGACACAAACGAGGAGTAAAGCCCATGGCTACAAGCACTTATCTATCATCACCAAACGTTACGGTTAACAGCGTTTCGCTGCAGGACCAATGCAACGGCCTTACTTTTACGCGCACTATTGAGGCGTTGGAAAGCACCGCGTTTGGTAGCGGTTCACGTGTCTACACGGCGGGCCTTGAAAACTCGACGTTGACCCTTGACCTGTACCTATCGTTTGCAGCTACAGAAACTTACGCAACACTTAAAGCTCTTGTTGGCACGTCTACTACTGTTTCGTGGTCGCCAAGCGCAACTAGCCCAGGCACCGCGACTAATCCAACTATGACCCTTACAGGGGCTTACTTGGAAGCGCTACCATACGAAATGGCGCTGGGCACCCTAGGCGCTATAAGCGTGACGTTTACAGGCGGGGTTTACAGCGTCGTTGAAGTTTAATTAACCGCCTGAAAAGGCCCGACACAAAAGGCACATAATGAAACTTACATTAAAAGTAGAAACCACCGACACCGCTTACGAAGTTGCAACAAACTTATTTGTAATTGTTATGTGGGAACGCAAATACAAACGTAAAGCATCGGACATGGCCGCAGGTATAGGCGTTGAGGATTTAGCCTTTATGGCATACGAGGCGTCTAAGTTAAATAAAATTGTTGTACCGTCAGAATTTGAAACTTTTATTAAAAACTTGGTCAACATTGAAGTAGTCGATACCGAGGCCCCAAACCCCACTTAAGGGGCACCCACGGGCGCCAACTTGCCGAACTGTTGGTAGCGATATCGTGGTGGCCCCCGTCGGTACCTTTTGACATAGACGACTTGGCTACCGTTGTTGCTGTATTATCAGACAACAACAAACAACGAAAGTAACCCTTATGGCAACCTTGGAAAATACTTTAGAAATTAAAGGTATTCAAGAAACCATGAAGGCCCTTAAAGAAATTGAACCTGGGTATCTTAAACAGGTACGCAAGGACATTAAGAACGCTGGGGCGCCTGTATTAACGGCAGCTCGCAGTTTGATACCTTTAGCCCCGCCGTTGTCAGGTATGGCGCGTGGCAATCTTATTCGAGGCCGTGCTGGTACTAAATGGAGTAGCGAAGGCGCCCGTAAAGGTTTTATTATTAAAACCAATAAGTCAGGGCAACGCGCTAGAACAGTTACGTTTAAGTCAGGCGAAACCGTAGATTTTGCTGCACGGCCCTACCAGCTGTTAACACTCACCCAGCGCGACGCTGCAGGCTCAATATGGGACCATGCAGGGCGCCGCACTAAAGGCCGTTTTGTAACCAATCTACAAATGCAAGGCAGTTACGACCCGCGCGCCGCCGAACCTGGAGTAATTGCCGCACGGCCAGCCGTTGAAAATGAAGTAACCGCAATAGTTGATAAAGTTATGAAGCACACCAACACAAAATTGAAGGTACGCCGTGGCAATTAACGTACCGATTATTACGACCTTTTCAGATAAAGGCGTAAACGCAGCACAAAAAGCGTTTGGCAGTTTAAGCAAATCAACACTAATTGCAGGCACCGCTATCGCTGGCGCTACGGTAGCTGTTGCCGCGTTTGCTTATAAGTCAATTCAAAAAGCATCAGATTTTAACGAAGCAATTAGTAAAAATACTGTTGTCTTTGGCGCTATTTCTAAAGAAGTAGAAAAGTTTGCAGATACAGCAAACCGTTCTTTAGGTTTATCGGAAACGGCAGCGCTTAAAGCGGCTGGCACGTTTGCTACTTTTGGTAAGTCCGCTGGACTTGCTGGAAAAGATTTATCGGATTTTTCTACTGACCTTGTAACAATGGCTGCCGATTTGGCGTCGTTTAATAATACGTCAGTAGACGAAGCCATAAACGCCCTGGGGTCCGCTTTACGAGGCGAAGCCGAACCGTTACGCAAATACGGCGTACTACTCGACGACGCAACCCTAAAAGCTGCAGCAACCGAACTAGGCATATATTCAGGCAATAAAGCGTTAACAGCACAACAAAAAGTTTTAGCTGCACAAAAGGTTATTTTTGACCAAACAGCCGACGCACAAGGCGACTTTAGCCGCACGTCAACTGGTCTAGCAGCACAACAAAAAATACTTGGCGCAACCCTAGAAAATATCCAAACCAATTTAGGGCAAGCATTTTTACCGATATTTTTAAAAGCCGTCAAATTCTTTAACGACGAAGTTACGCCAGCGTTTGAACGTGTAGCGGAAGTAATCGGCGAAAAAGGTTTAGTAAAGGGTATGCAACAGGCCCTATACGAAATGGGCAGTTTTGGCCCTGGCATGGTAAACGCATTTAAACAGGTTGCCGTTAATGCCGCTAAAGCCGCAAACGTGCTATACAAATTTGCTGTAGTAACTGCCGCTACCGCGCTATTTGCTATGGGCCAAGCTACTAAAGCTTTAGGGTTTTTGGGTAAAGCGTTTGACGACATAATCGACGTAGACAAATTAGGCGCCAGTTTTGACAAATTTTCTGCAGGTATACAAAACATGGGCAGGCAATCCGATTACAGCAGTTTTGCCGCTAAACAACTTGCCGAAAACGCTAAAGCCGCAACGACAGCAACAGACGGTTTAAGCGGAGTTAGCAGCGGTAAAGGTGCTACAGGCGCAACCGACAGATTAAAAAAAATGCAACAAGCAACAAAAGACGCGGCAGCTGCACTTACTGACCGCATGAATAAAGCGTTAGACGACGCTAAAGATAAACTTGCCGAAGCCCAAGAAGCGTTTGACGGTTTTGGTAAAAGCATTTCAGACAGTTTAGGTAGCAGCCTTAATTTTGCAGACGCCAAAAGTGCTGGCAACGAAACAGGGGCAAGTTTCCTTACTGGTTTACGTAACCAAACACAAGGCGTAAAAGATTACAGCGCGTCAATCGGCGCTTTACTTGCATTAGGTATATCAAAAGACGCATTACAACTGGTTTTAGACGCTGGAAGTGTTAGCGGAGCAGCTATAGCCGCCGAGCTAATCGCTGGCGGAGTAGACGCCATTAACGAAACCAACGCACTTGTTACAGCCAGTAAAACAGCTGCCGACGCAATAGGTCTACTTGCTGCAGACAAATTTTATAGTGCAGGCGTAGCAAACGCTAAATCGTATTTAGACGGTATTCAAGCGGCATTTAATTTTGCCCAATCGGGGCTTGCTGTACCTGGCTTAAATGTGGCAGACGTTAAAGGAATTGGCGCAGCGTTTGACGCTGGCGTAACATCAAAAGCCGCAAACCCTATTTCGCCTAGGTCATTTAATGACAGTTTTGGTGGCATAGGCGGATTTTTTGACGGCGTTACTATAAACGTAAATGGTGGTATTAGTACCAGCGCCGAAATAGGCGAAAGCGTAGTAAACGCTATTCGAGCGTATAACAGGGCGGCAGGCCCAGCAAACATTTCGGTTGCATAATGGCTACGTCAGTAATTGAAAGCGGCGACTACGAACTATTTATAGATACGGGCTTTTTAGTAAACAGTTTTCGCTTGGATAACGCTACGGCAGGCGTGTTAGATAACACCGAATTTGTTTTAACGGGTACTACAGAATTTGCGCCGATGTTGCAATACTCAACAAACGTAAACATTAAGCGCGGGCGCCGTGATGTAGGCGACCAATTTAGCGCTGGCACAATGTCATTTAACTTAAACGACAGCCTGGCAGGCGGAACCTTAAACCCGTTGTATTCATCTAGCCCATACGTAGACCCAAACGAGGAATTTACATTAGCCCCGTTACGAAAAGTGTCGTTTGGTCGATACAACAGCGTTGGCACTTTTATAGAATTGTTTAAAGGTCAAATAGTTAATTACGATTATTCGTACCAGTTGGGCCAACAAAACATAGTTACCGTGTATTGTGCCGACGACTTTTATTTGTTAGCCCAAACAGCATTAGCCGAATTTAACGTAACCGAGGAACTATCAAGCGCCCGCCTATCTGCCGTACTTGACTTACCCGAAGTTGCTTATCCCGCTGCAAGCCGTGACATTGAAACAGGCACCCAAACGCTGGGCGGGGCCGCTGCCTACACCGTGCCCGAGGGTACAAACGTAAAGGCGTATATTGACCAAATACAACAAGCCGAGCAAGGCCGTATTTTCTTGTCGCGTACAGGCGATTTAACCAGCCAACCGCGCATAGGTAACACCCTTTCGGGTAGCGTCGCAGACTTTCACGACGACGGAACAAACATACCGTATAACTCTTTAGGCATTATTTTTAACGCCGACCTAATCGTAAACAGGGCCAGTATTCAACACCTAGGCGCCACAAGCCCCGAGGTTGCCGACGATTTAGCAAGCCAAGCCAAGTACCTAATTCAAAATACAAGCATAACTAACAGCCTTTTACACAACGACGCAGCCGCTTTATCACTTGCCAATTACCTGTTAGTGGGCGAACCCGAAGCCACGTTTAACGCCGTGCAAACCGATTATTTAATGCTTACAACAGCCCAACGCGAAACCTTGGCGTTAGTCGACATTGGCGACACCATAACAATTACCAACACAATTACAGGCGGCGAAGTAGCCCAGGAATTATCGGTAGAAGGTATTGAAATACAGGTAAACGTAAACAACGGGCATAGGGTTACGTTTTATACGGCAGCTACGGTAATTGTGTACCAATTCATTTTGAACGACCCTATTTACGGTAAGTTAGATATACAAGACCCGCAACCAGTTTTAGCGTAAAGTAGGACATATGGCAACACCAACAGCATTACCCGCAGCGTTTGTTAGTGGCGAGGTTTTAACCGCAGCAAATCTTAATTTATTGCGCGGGGCGTTTCGAGTATTGCAAGTTGTTAGCACAACTAAAACCGACAAATTTACTACAAGTAGCACAAGTTATACCGACGTAACAGGTTTAAGCGTGTCAATTACACCTAATTATTCAACAAGTAAAATTTTTGTTTTGTTTAGTGGTAACGGAAGCGGTACTACAGGTGCGGCAGCAGTTCATTTGCAAATGGTGCGCGGGTCGACTGCCATTAACGTAGGTGACGCAGCTGGGTCAAGAACGCAAGCAACTACTGGCGGTATTTCTGCCGATAGTGAGTTTTTTAGCATGGCATCAGTATTTTTAGACAGCCCTGCAACTACATCTGCCACAACTTACAAAATACAAGTAAGAACAAACGGCACGGGAATAGCAATCAACGGTGCTGTTAGCGACGCAGACATATCACAACGAGCAAGAACCACTAGCACTATTACAGTTATGGAAATTTCGGCATGACCAATTACGCAGCAGTTTTATTAAGCAACTACGCAAACGCTCAATGGTCATTAAATGGCGATGATTACGACGGCCTTACGTGGTTAGACGAAACACCGAAACCAACACAAGCCGAACTAGACGCACAATGGCCATTAGTTGCTTATAACAATGAAGTAAAACAAGTAGAAACAACACGCCGAACACAATACGAAGCCCAATCAGACGGCCTATTTTTTGAGTGGCAACGCGGCACAAACACCAAAGAAGCATGGGAAACCGCCGTACAAGTCGTTAAAGATGAAAACCCATACCCGCCAAACCCTGCTAGTTAGTTTTGTGTTCGCACTTGTCCTAACCGCGTGCGAAACAACACGCCAAAACGCCCCTAAAACTGGCCCAATGACACGATGCTCGACAATGACACAATGCGAAAGGGTAACTAATGACTAGGCAAAGAGCAGAAATAGAACTATTACACGCGCGCATGATTGTGTTTGTAGGTTGCACAATTGCCGTAACGTTTGCAATTACCGTTATTGGTTTTGTGTATTTTTTAGGATTTGTTACACAGCCTGTAGAGCAATCACCAAATGACGCAGCGTTTATTGACTTGCTAAAAACATTGTCAATCTTTATGACTGGCACATTAAGCGGCCTTGTAGCAGCTAACGGCCTAAAGCGTAAACCAGCCGAGGCAACAAGTGGCACCCCAGCCCCCTAAACCTGCAGTAAAAGCCGTAGTAATACCTAAAATACAAAAACTGGTATTACCTGCCACGTTGGGCCATATAACCCCAGGCGAAC